GGCTGCCACAATAGCGATGTGGTTTCCCACGATGTTTGTTGCCGCGCCTGATACGCGGTCCCGTCCGGCGCGATGCCGTCGCCCCATACCAATTCCGAGGTATATCCTACGCTCAATTCGCGCTTGCCGTCCTGCACCTTGCGGATCGTGGCGGCGTCGGTCAGCTTGATCCCGATCCGCAGGTACTCACCGTCGCGTAAAACTTCCTCGTTTGTCGTGCCGACCGAAACCATGCGGGCCGTGTCAGCCGTTACCAGATCGGCGGGGTGGTCATCAGTGACTGGCAGCAGGCCGAAGGTTTGCAGGCTGGCCTTGCGGAATACATCAGACTCGTCACGGTAAACTGTCACAGTGTCCAGGTCGGGCCGGTCAAGTTCCGAGCCCCGATAGTCCTGCGTGCCGATGCGGGCCGTGCGGACATTGGCGACCAGATACCCTTCGTCTGTGGCGCGGGCACCTGTAAGCGTGGCGGCGTCTGTCATTTTCATTCGTCTGCCCCTTCCGCGCCGTTAAAAACTCTTTCACTTTGCCTTCCAGCCCCGGAAACGCCCCGCTTTCGGTCAGCGTGTTTACGATTGTATCCGCAAGCGCCTCTTGTGGCAAGATGTCCATGTCATAAAGAACTTTCACGCTGTCAACAAGAACCTTACCCATATCGGCCCGATCTTTGGCCGTTGGCTGGAATAGCGGACGCCACGTCCAGTGCAATTCGGGCGGGCGATTACCCAGCGCCGAACGGATCAGGCATTCGTTCAGAATTTCCATTGCCGGGTCAATCTCAAGCGTTTGCATGACGCGGACCCGATCAAAATAAACTTTCTCATCGCCCGCACCCGTCGCATTCATGCCTGCCGCTGAAATGCCGAACAGCCGGGTCATTGGAACGCCCGATGCCGCCGATACCATCTGCATAAAGCGGTCGATGATGTCCGGCAGCGTGGCAAAGCTCGCGGTTTTCTGATCGTATGTGTCCTCGGCGTCCATCAGGATCGCGCCGTTGATGCCCTTGCCGCGCGCCGTCAATGCCGCGCGGTTCAGTGCATGTGTTTCATATTCCTGACCGGCGGATGTCAGTCCGTCAGTAAACCCCTTGATGCCAAACACGTCAATTTTGGCCTCAAATATCAGCGATGCGACGTTGGCGATTGTGGCGTCCAGGTTCCGCACGGCGCTGATCGTGGCATTCAACGTGCTGTCACCCCAGCCAGGGTATGCGGAATACCGATCATCTGGCACTTCCTCGCCTGTCGCGATGACGAGTCGGCTTGGGTGGATATCAACCGATGCGCCGGTGGCGGGGTTCATCCGATACATGATCGGCTTGCCAAACCCCGGCAGGCGCGGGTCGCGCTGGATTTCACCGGCGGTAATTTCCGACCTGTTCAAAACCGCAAGATATTGCAGCCCGCCCTTGCCGATCCGGGCCGGATCCAGCGGCTTCGATGCGTCCAGGTCGCGCGTGCCGATATAGATTGCAGCGCCGCCGAACAGCCGCGCGCGCTTGAGGTTTTGCATCGTCTTGCCCTGCAAGCCCAGACGCTTTTCCTCAGCTTCAATCGCGCTGATCTGTTCCGCGTCGGCCTGCCATTCGCGCCATTCACGGGTCGCATCCTCTGCGGGCAGGTCCACCACGTTGCGGGCAATGGCGCTGGTGCGATACATGGCGACAAGCTGATCGTCGGCGATTGTGGTGTTGTAATAATGGGTGTGCGATGCCTTGTCGCGATCCGTGCCGAGATTGGCGACGATGTTGCGCAGGCCGTCCATGATTGTCATATTGTTCCAGCCCATGAATTGATTGAACCCTGTAAAATACTGGATACCGCGTCCATCATCGGATCAAGCGTATCATCATGCGTGCCGTTTGGAAAGGCTTCAGCTTCTCCCATCATGTCCGACAGATGCGGCACGCCCCGTAACAGTGTCACGTTACCGCTTTCGATGAACGGCGCGGCGTCATATGCCCTCGTTATTTTGTCGATGTTGCGCTTGATCGGCAAGACCGGGACGCCCTCACGCTTCAACTGCTGAATCAAACCCGTGCCGCTCACCTTATCCTCGACATTGAATGACCGCAGCGCTCCTTGACCGTCAATCGCGTTATGCTTTGCCCAGAATTGGCGGGCACGTTCCAGCAATTCGGGCGCTTCCCATTTACCGCGCACCATGTCCAGCAAAACAGCCTGCCCTGTGCGCGACCGGCCCCAGCATTGAAACACTGAATAATCGTTCGTCTCTTTGGTTTTCTGCGCCGTGTCGGCATAGATCGACCGCCACTCGATAGGCGGGGCGGTGTCCATATACTGCCACCAGTCGGAGCGGAATATGCCGCCCCCGGCGGGGCTGGGTAGCTGCTGCATCTGACCGGCCCACGCGTAAGACCCCATCGCCTTTTTGTCGCGCTCGATGACTGCTGGCGGAAACCTGACAGGATCCAGCAATTCGCCGGTGGTCTGGCGCGGGTCCGTCCAGCCAATCGATGTTGTAAATCGCCGCGCCGGATCAAATTCCATCGGGATGCGTAGGTGTTCATATCCCAGATCACTGGCGATAATGTGCCCGCTTGGGTCTTTCTCGTGAAGCCGCTGCATGACCACGATGATTGCAGATTTTGCCGGATCGCTCAAGCGGGTAGGCACGGTTTCGGACAGCACGCGGATTGCCGTTTCACGGTGCGTTGGGCTGTTTGCCTTTTCCGGCGATAAAGGATCGTCCCACGCCACCGTGCCCCCGCGGCGGCCCGTCATTGACGCCACGGCGCAGGCTTGACGGAATCCACGATGCTCGTTTTCAAAATACAGCTTTCGTTTTGGTCGCCCATCATCGAAATCGGCCAGCGCCTTTGATACCAAGGGGAGTTGACCAGTTCGCGCATCATCCGGTTGTCGCGCACTGCCAAACCCTGCTCATGAGCCGCGCCGATGTATCGGTGTTCAGGCTTTCCTGCTGGACCCCAAAGCCACGCAGGATACATCACGCCGATCAGGGTCGACTTGGACGTGCCGGGCGGGACATTAACCAGCAGCCGCGTAATCTGCCCGGCGTTGACCGCCTCCAGGTGCTCGCAGATCGCGTCTATGTGCCACCCGTGCTGATACGTGTCAGGGATGATGTGACGCCATGCGCGCTCTACGAAATAGGCAAGGGATCGACTGCACGCGAGCTTATCAGCCGCCAGTGCGTCGTCAATCGTCGGCAGCATCGGAAAGCCTGCCAAGTTCCGCCAGTGCTTCAGGTGACAGGCGAGACAGGTCCAGGGCGGCCTTTGGCGACATGCTTTTATCGGTGGACGACAAGTCCTTTTTGTCGGCAAGGCCAAGATCACGGGCAATTATATTCGGGTTTAGCATGTCAGCAGAAGCGCCCTCAAACTTCTGACGGTAGATCACATTTTCGGCCCACGCTATGACATGAGATAAATCGGAACGATCTGTGCGCCAATCCGTCCACGTCTTGAACGTCACATCCAGGAACATGCAAAGCCCACCGATCGTCATCGCCCGCATCTTTTCAACACGTGCAATGGTGACTGAACCCTGAAACGCGAACGGTCGAGCCTCATAAAGCGGGTTGTCAGCGTTCCATTCAAAGTATTCTGCGCAAGCGTCCCATAGATCGCTGGCTTTTTCAAACTTAGGGTTTGCGCCGTGCGATGACCGTTGTTCCCAGAAGCGATTACCCGCCACGAATTTACCCGTAGCAGGATCCTTGCCTGTCGGTGATGGCGTTCTGGGTTCGGGCATTTTTACCATGCATTAAATATAGCGCGGGTAATTACGTATGGCAAGCCATCACAGCTTCGCCCCTTTTTTGCGCGACATTGTGGGTGGCACACCCTTGGCCGCGAATGCCAACATGCAGTCAGTGGTACGCTTGTCAGGGTTGATACCAGCCAGACTGAACACTTCCCGACCGTCCCGCGAGTTTGCCCACAATTCAAGGGTTTTCAGCGCCCGGCCTTTGTTCTTTTGGATTCCCTTGAGGCATGGCGAATTGCCTCATTGATTGATGTTAATCCACCGCAGACCACATGGCCCGCATGCGTGCAGCTTGCTCGTCAGTATCGGTCATCACCAGCCCCCCATCAGAATGTCCTGCACGCGCTCCATATCCGGCTCAGGCTCCAACAGCAGCCGGACGGCCTCTGACAGCGCGTCCCGCTGCTCTGCGGCCTCTGACAGCGCGTCCCGCTCCGTCTCAAGCGCGTCATGATCGTCATGATCAACCGCCTCGTCCTGCCAGCGGCGCAGCATGTCCAGTTCATCCCACACCCAATCCAGAGACGGCCAGCGCTCCCTGTGATGTGACGTGTTGTCGTCGTTCAGGCGGGCCACTGCGGCCAGGCTGTCGAATCCGTTGCGGGGCATATGCATGGTGTTCCTCCGGTTGCGTTTGAGTGATATTGCCGCTTATTGCCGCCAGATGCAAGCGGTTTATGCTTGGTGGCACCTGAAATGATTAGTGATACCTGTCAAACCAAGGTGGCACAAGAAAAAACCCTTTTGATACCAATGGTTTAGCGCGATTTAGTGCCACCTTGTGCCACCTGAAGGCACTTTCTACTTAGGGCTACCAATAAAAAAATGCATCTATTACCATTCTATAATTACTATAATTTATAAACTACCCTATTCTTTTTTCTGTCTAGAACTCTATAGGTAAGTACCACAAGGTGCCACAATGCCTTTAAATGTTACAAATCAAAGACTTACCCGAAGCCACCTGTTTTTGAGCCAGTGCCACCTAGTGCCACTAAACCAAAGAAAAAGCCCCGCCACAATTTAACGGGGCGGGGCAGTAATTTAACGGTAATTTATAGACCAGGCATCTTAATTACTGTTGACCGCACCGGCCCGCCGTCATCCAATCGTTGCGCTGCGTCATACATCGCCATGATGCTTGCGGGGTCGGTGCCTGTATGGTCTTCGATATGATACAGGCGGCATCTGTTCGGTGCCTTGGGGAATCGTTTCGCTTCAGATGGCGACGTGTTGCACCGCGTAGTGTGCCTGTAGCCTATCTGTTCAAGCTGGCGTGCCAGATAAGGGGCCGCCCGGAACCTTGAGGTCCTCAGACTCTAGCAGATCGCGCACCGCGTTGATTGAAACCCATCCGCCCCCTAAAGCCTGCAGCGCCTTCTGTCACAGCCGACCTGATCAGCCCCACAGCAGCCCCGTCACCCGCGTGCATCGCCTCAGCCGTGCTGGACGTGACAGGCGCACGGGAAGGCGCAACATCAAGCGCCATGTGACCGAGATAACCCCGCACCGCCTCGGCCCCACCTGCACCCCACCAATCGTAGTAGGAGCCCCACCAGTCGCCTGTGCTGCCCGTCCACCATTCGGGATAGAACGCCCGCGCGGCTTCTTCCTCGGTTTGCAGGGCTGAGATGAAATGCGCGTAGCGGCGTTCGCCCGGCGTGGCCAGCATGCAGTGCAGATGGTTCGTGGTGAATATCCAGTTGGTGAAGTTCTGCGTGTCGAAGGAGCCTTTACCCTTGCCGTGAATGTGGGCGTCGTCGTCGGTGATCCCATGGCTTGATCTTTTCAGACAGTACCGACAATTCGCGCTTACTGTGATCGCCTATCTCATTCACCACGATCAGCGTCTTTTGGTGCATGTATCCGTTGAAGTCTGTGGCAATCACATCAGGCGACGGGTGCGCCACGTTCTTGCGCCCGTGGCAATATGCGACGGCTTGGGAAATCGTGCCCTTGCCGCACCCCGGCGTGCCCTGCATCACCGGAGACCAGCGCAACATCACGCCGGGCCGCTGCACCATATGCGCCAGAATTTGCAACAGCGTGTGCTGATCTGATGCGTCCGGGAAGTTTGACCGGATAACGTGCAGGAACGGTTCAACCGCTTCAGGTCCGACCGGCGCGGCAGGCGCGGCATGTCCGGGGCTCGTAGACGTTGCGGATCTTGCGCGCCTTGTCGTCATAAAGTTCAACACCCTCCAGCGGATTATATCCCGTTGCGTGATAACTGAGCGTGTCGGGATGCTCCCACCAATAATCTGCTGCCAGCTTGGCGCGGGCATTGCCTGTGGCCTTATCCTCGATCATGATCGGTGGCATTTGCGCCATGGCATCCCGGAACTGTGTGCGGGTCTGAGGCTGCATCCCGCCCTCGCATCCACCGCCACCGCCTGCCCGTCCTCGTTTCGGACAATGAAGTAATAACTCAACTCGGCATATTCCGGCGTCTGTAACGCAACAGCACCTTTGGCCGCCAGAAAAACCGTGACGGCACGCTTCACTGCCGCCTGCATCTTGGCTTTGCCCAGACCGGGGTAGAGTTTACATTCTTCGAACACCTTTTCTCTATCAGTAGGCGACAGCCTTGCCACTTCATCGGCCAGCAATTCCACGGCTTCATGCGGATTTCTGTATCTTGGCACAGATCAGGTCGACTGCACTGTCCGCGCGCGGCGCGCTGGGCATCCCCTGCACAGGCGCGGTCGGCATCATTCCAGATGGCACATGTGACGGTCCGGGCATATTCAACAGGCGGTGTCGCGCGCCAATGGCTGCAACGTCCGCCCCGGCCTGCTTGGCTTGGTAGCCTATCGACCCCATGCCCGATCCGCCATTTTTTCCGGGCGTGAAAGATGCAAACCTTTTGCGCAATTCTTTGGGGTCGTAATGCCTGCTGCGGCTTGACCACGCATCGGCAACTTGTAACCCGTCGTCACTGCCCCCCGGATACGTCCACAATGGCCGCTATGATACTCTGCCAGTGCTTGTCACCCCCTTGGCTGTCCGCTTCAAGATCGGGGCTGACATATGTGAGCAATTCCTCCACCTCAGCCAGACTGGTCTGGGTTTCCCGGCGCGGCGCTGGCATCACAGGCGCTTCAACCGTCAGGCGCTTATAAAAATCACCTGCCCCGTCGGTTGATGTGTGAACCACCCGGGACATATGCGGCGCGCTTCCGGGCTTCAGGTGCCAGAACCCCGGCAAGCGCATCACGCGCGGCAAGTCTTTGACGGCTGGATCACCGTTGAATTTCTTGATCAGCGCGGCCTGTAGCGGTGTGAATTGTTCAAGCGTCACGTCATTGACAAGCCAGTAGGCGTGCCATTTGCCCGACGAACTTTCGACTTCGATGTGCGGGGTTTCCCATTCCCGGACAGGCTCAATCGGTGCGCCGTCAAGATCCAGCCAAAGCGCACGAACCCGTGTGATGTTCTCAGCTTTGCGGCCCGTGCCGTCTGTTGCGTTGAT